AACAATAACTAACGGTAATACTTTAACGATAGCGGCTGGTGCGAATATTACGACTACTGGAAGTTCTACAGATACAGTTACGATAGCTTGTACTTTAGATGACCCAGTCAGCATGAGCATCGCATTAGGATAATAGGAGGATATAAATGGCAAATACTTTTAAAGTGGTTTCATTTGCAGCAGAACCAGCATCGGCTGGAACACCTTATAAAATGTATACGGTTGCTGGAAGTACGACTACAGTTGTACTTGGTTTAATCCTAACTAATATTCATTCTTCAGCAGTAACAGTTGAGGTAGAATTAGTTAGTGATACAGCAAATAGAGGTGGAGCAAATAATGTAGCGAATGGAACATCATTCTTAGTAAAAGATGTAACTATTCCAGCTGGAAGTTCATTAGAACTTTTATCTGGTGGAAAAGTTGTTTTAGAGGCAACAGATGAAATTAAAATTGATTGTTCTGTAGCTGACAAAGTTTCAGGCACATTGTCTATAATGGAGATAACATAAGATGAGTTATATTGGTAAATCGCCTACAGCAGCACCTTTAACAAGTTCTGATGTAGCAGATGGAATTATTACTAATGCTAAACTAGCACAAGATATAATTTCAGCAGAAACAGAACTAGCAGTTGCTCCAGCTTCAACTGACGAAATCCTAATTTCAGATGCTGGAGTTTTAAAAAGAATAGATGCAAGTTTAATTGGTAGTCAAGATGTTGTTAAAATTTCTGAAGCACATACAGATAGTTCAGCAACAACAGTTGATTTTACTTTAGATACTTCTACTTACGATCATTTCCAACTTTATTGGTGGTCAAGACCAGCTTCAGATGGATATTCATTAAGAGCTAGATGGATGGTAGATAGCACAGAACAAACTGGAAGCGACTATAATCATGGACATTTTGGAACAACATCAACTAATTCTTATTACAGTAATCTTGCATCAAACGCAGATCATTTTAGAATAATAAATAATGCTGGAAATGAAAGTACACAAGGTCATCATTTTTACGCAACAATTACTCCAAGAAAATCTGGAAATATTCAAAAATTTAATAATGTTATGACTTGGTTTGCAATTAGAACAGATAGTTCAGATAACTTTAGACCAATTTATGGCTGTGCTTGGTATAATGGAACTGATTATGAGCCTAACAAAATAAGAATATATATGGAAAGTGGCGATGTTCAAGCCTACGCATATAGCTTTTATGGAATAAAATAATATGAAAAGAGTAATAGATGGAAAAGTTTTTGATATGACAGCAGAAGAAATTGCAGAAAGAAATGCTGATGTTGAAAAATCAAAAATTGAAAGAGAAAAAGAAGAAGCTGATTTTACTAATAGAGAAAATTTAAAAAAATCAGGTAAAGCAAAACTAAAAGCTGGAGAAGCATTAACTGATGATGAAATTTCAGTTTTATTTCCAGATGAATTGGTAGGATAATTTATGGCATATATAGGAAAAGAGCCGATAGTAGGAAACTTTCAAAAGTGCGATGCTATTAGTGTAGTTAATGGACAAGCAGCATACACACTACAAGTAAGCTCAACAAATGTAGTTCCAGAAAGTGCAAATCACATGCTGGTTTCACTTAATGGAATTTTACAAGCTCCAGTAACTTCATTTACTGTTTCTGGTTCAACACTTACTTTTGCATCAAACTTAGCAACAGGCGATGTAATAGACTTTGTAATCTTGTTAGGTAATGTTCTTGATCTTGGAACTCCAAGCGATGGAACTGTTACAGCAGCTAAAGTTGCTAATGATTTAATTTCTGGAAAAACTGCTTTAGCAACAGCTCCAGCAGATACTGATGAATTTTTGGTAAGTGATGCTGGAACACTTAAAAGAATTGATTATAGTTTAATTAAATCAACTCCAGGCAGAGTATTAATTAAAGAAATTGATGCTAGTGATGTTGCAGCAGTAACTTTTGAGCATGGTTCAGCAGATGTAGTTTTTGACACAACATACGATAAATATGAATTAAGTTTTAGTAATGTTAAAGTAGTTGGGGATGAACAATTAAATTTAAGAGCATTATCTGGTGGAACTGTTTTAACAAGTGGTTATTATTCTAATAATTATGGAACAGGTAGTGGTTCTGCTCATAATGACGCTGCAACTACTTATTTATTTGAAACAATAGGCGATCTTGAAAGCAATCATTTACTTTTCGGAGTAGCTTATTTTTATAATGTTGGGGTATCTTCTTCAAAACCATGTGCTTATGGACAATATTTTCATAAAAGATCAAATGGTACATATTACTCAATAGGTTTTTCAGGTCATTATGATACTGCCATATCAAATTTTGATGGAGTTACTATTACTGATTTAGGTGGACCGAATATAGCATCAGGTAAATTTAAACTATATGGAATAACTTAAAGGATTATTATGGCAATATTTATAAATAAAAATGGAATTAGACAACAATTAACAGCAGAAGAAGAAACTGCTTTTAATGCACAAATAGAAATAGATAAAAATCGTATAGCAAATGAAAAAATAGCAGAAGAAAATACTGCAAATAAAAAAGTATCAGGTAAACAAAAGTTAAAAGACTTAGGATTAGATGATGCTGAAATAAAAGCATTGATGGGAGCATAATTATGGCAATCGTTAAACCAAACAATAATACATTATCTGCAATAACAGCTCTACCAGCAGCTATAACTACTGGTAAAGTAATTAACTATTATTCAAATGTAAATACATCTCAATCCACAGTTTCAAACTCAGTAACAACTGTAATTTCATCTCCAAATATTACTCCAGCATCTACTAGCAGCAAATTTGTTATTACACCTACTTGTAGTTGGGGATCAAGTAATCCTAATGGAGCTTTTTTTATGTATAGAGAATTATCTGGTTATAATGACTTATCTCCAGTTCAATCAATATCTGGAAATTTTGGATCAACTGGTAATGTTATGGATTTGGATGAAGAAAGTGCAGTTACAACTTATTCTATTGCAAATTATTCTTGCACATTTGTCGATAGTCCAAACACTACAAGTCAATTAAATTATACTTTCAGAGTTTCAGCTGGAAGCGGTCAAACAGTTTATATCAACAGAGTTGAAGCTACTGATGGTTATAAAGCAGTATCAACAATATCAGTATTGGAGTTAAGTTCATGATAGATGTAACAAAAGCAATTTTAGAAATAAATAGTTCTGCTGGTTTTGTTGTTAAAGATAATGATGTAAATCAAATAGAATGGAGTGATGGAACAACACCTATTCCCAAAGCTGACATAGAAGCTAAAATGGAAGAGTTGCAAACTGAATATAATGCCAATGAATGGAAAAGAAATAGACAAGCAGAATATCCAAACCATGAGGATTGTATTCACGCACTCTTAGATGGTGGCGATACACTTACAGAACTACAAGAAAAAAGACAGGCAACTAAAAATAAATATCCTAAACCATAAACTAAATTTAAACAACTAAGAGGTACGCTATGAAGGTGCTACTAATTATGATTATGTGTAGCGCAGTTCAGAATGAGTGCCTACCTCCACACCAAATGCCAACAACTTATGACAGCTACTATGATTGTTTACAAGCTGGCTACCAGGAGGCAATTTTAAAACAAACTGAAATAGGTAGAGAGGATACTAACAAACATAAAATATTTGTTAGGTTCACTTGTAAGGGAGCTTATGAAACATAAAAAAAAATCAGCTTTATCTAATCTTGAAGATCGTAATGGAATAAGAATATCATACCATGAAAAGGTTTGTGCAGAGAGGATGAAAACTTTGTTTAAAGCTATAGATGAAATGAGAAAAGATATTAAAGAATTAAAAACTTTTATGAATGTTGGAAAAGGTGCTGCCGCAATAATAATCTTTATTGGGGGTTTACTTGGCTCAATCTTCTACTTCTTTACGAAATAGAATTACAGCTGCTAAAGGTTTATCTAATGAACTATTAGCTGCTGCTAAATTTGCAAAAGATCCAAATTTAATTGTGTTCACACCAGTTGGTGCTGGACCAATAGATATATTAACTTTGAATATTAAAACAGGGGAGTACCAAGGTTATGATGTCAAGACAAGAAATTACCGTAAAGATGGTTCCAAGATTAATAGACCAAAAACTGGGGAACAAAAAAGACTAGGTGTTAAAATTCTTAATTTTAACCCAGAAAAGGATTGAAGAGTTATGGATACATATAACGAGCTTAAACAAGACATTAAAACCCACGAGGGTTATAGAGATCATATATACAAAGATAGCCTGGGTATTCCTACTATCTTTTGGGGTCATATGGTTTTACCTACCGATGATTATGTTGAAGGTATTAACTACTCTATTGAGGATGCTGAGAAGTGTTTTAATAAAGATTTTAATATTGCTCTACAAAGTGCTGAGAAGTTAATTGGCGACATAGAAGTTAATCATATTCAAAAATGTGTAATCATTGAGTGTGTATATCAACTTGGTGGACCAAGGTTTTCAAAATTTATT